TCATCAGTCATGTAGCAAACTTTGGATACAAGCTCTTCACCAGATACCAGTTTTATTGTTGCATAAAATTCTTCTTCCATGCTTATCTTAAATCTATTTTTATTGTTTCATATTTAAAGTTTTCTTCCTGGTAGATTGCAATCCTCTCATAGAGGTGTTTAAGTGTATAATTTTCTCGACGACCAGATATGTCATCTGCAATATCATAGAGAGTAGCAATGTCTTTCCCTTCTCCCTTCCTCAAAACACGACCTATACTCTGTAAGTTACGTACTCTTGATTTAGAAGGTGATGCGAAGATGATGTTGTGCAGTCTCCTGATATTGATACCAGTGCTGAATGTTCCGTAAGAAGCAATGATCACTGCATTGTCTTCTTTTTCTGTAATGAGTCTTACAGCTTCACGATCTTCAATGTCAGTGCCGCCGTGTACAAAAAATACTTTTCTTTCATTACCAACACTGTTATTTATGAGTTCGTAAAGTGGTTCACCATGCTTCTCGACATAGTTGAATAGCACCAATGTATTACCACTGATGTCATTAACTAAATTCTTGATGAGGTTGTTTCTCTTTTTGTGAGTAACAATGTATTCCATTTCAGAATGGAAGTCTGCAAAGTGTTGATACTCATGCTTACACACCAGAACTTTAATCCTGAAGTTTGATAGATAACCTTTCTTGATAAGATCATCAGTCTTTGTAACTTTCTCACATGCACCAAACAATCCTTCCAGCACCCACTTGTGAGTCTTACTTCCGTCAAGAGTTCCAGTGAATCCGAAACGATACTTGGCATTGTGAAGCTTGGTCATGATTCCTGTGAGGGACTTCGACTTAAATAAGTGTGCTTCATCTCCGATAACACAATCAATGTCATCAAAGTATCTTTTCGGGAACTTGTAGATAGACTGCCATGTGGAGATGATAACTGGTTTGTCAGTATTCTTATCTTTGCCCGAATATATGGTATGACAATGTTCGTCGGCGGACCATCCATAGTCTTTAAAATCCTTGATCATCTGCTCCACCAGTGAAGTAGTAGGAACTACGAGCAGAATCTTTTTACCTGTCGCAACATAGTACCTCACGATACTATAGATCATAAGTGACTTACCAGATCCTGTTGGTGACAGGAACAATCCTCTGTTGTTTTTGAGGGCTTGATAAACGGTGTTGTACTGATAGTCTCTTGGTGGATATTTAGAGATCTTATCCATAAAGACCTTGACACCACCAGGAGATACTAACTGGTTTGGCTCCTCTACGTCGCCATACCAATCATTGCTTTCATATTTAATTTGATACCTGCGTTCCTTACACCACTCTTTTAGATGTGGTAGAAGACCGTTATACAGTTCTCCTGTAGCAGGGGAGTATAGATGGATCATTCCATCCCAGTATCTGAAGCGTGGTTGTCTTTTTAAAAACTTTGCCTCTGGTAGCTCAAAAGAAAAATAGTCTGCTAACTCTCTATGTACGTGTGGTTCTGAATTGACTGTTAGATAAACTTCATTCTTCTTCTTGACGACGATGTTAGACATCACGCACTCCCGTTAATAAATTTTTCCCATTCAATAGCACTCTTGATAGCAAAACCTCTGTTGGAGATCTGGCGCATCACTTGGTCTAGGTAGTACAACATTTGGTCAATGAACTTGACCTTCGCTTCTAGATTGATAATTTCGTCATCTGATTCCAGATAGACTTTCATCTTTTCGGAAGTCTTGATACTTGCCCCAAACGGTTTCTCGGCGTATACTCTTGCGTCAGCTTCTCCGCCGTAGTATTCTCGTTTGTCTTTTACAAGTCTACGAACCTCAAACTCTAAAGAGGTTTTAATTTGTGAAAGGTCTGTGTAATGGTTTAAGTATTTATTGTGTTGAAAGGGGATCTCTAACGCAAGCTTTGCAAGATCCTCTGTGTATTCCTTATTCTTAAATTGAAAATCAATTTGTGTATCTTGTGCCCACTCTTCCTTAATTTTCTGGAAGCGATTATGTAGTTGGTCAAATTTCATAGAATCCTGAAGTTCTTATCACGTAAAGTATAGCGTGTATACTTGAAGGTTACATTGGCGGTAAAGAAATCAATGTCGTTTACACTGGCATCGAATGATAGTTCTGTTAGAGATACTGGAAACAGTCTTTCAAAATCGATAAAGAAATTAGCGTTATGATTTGATGTAGAGATTTGTAATTGACCAGCGGAATAACCCTCTCCCTCTACATCTCCATCTCTATCCGCATTTCCGTTATCACGAATCCAATTCCAGATAGAAGAATAATTTACCATGTCTTCATCTACGATAAAACGAAGCTGAAGATCACCATAAGTTACTCCACCACCAGCAATAATTGGATACTCCCTGAACCTTGTAGGTACTTGAGTAACCTGCGCGGATACATCAGGGAGATTGACTGCTTGGCACAAGAAATCTACTGCAGCAAATCTTTCAAGCTTCAACTTGAAACCTACTGGTGTTAGGTAGTTTCTATTTACTAACTGTTCCTTGTACCAATCGGCAGACATGTCAACTTCCCAAGCTACTACTATTTAGCAGTCGTTGAAAACTTGTCCTACTTGAGATCCTAGTTCTGATCCCGCCTTCTGACCTAACAATAAAGCCCATCCACCTGCTAACCATCCGATGTAAGGTATGTTCATCACAGCAGGAACAGCAACACCAGCAGCGAGAGCACTACCCGCCATAGCACCTTGTGACCGAGCTCCAGCGTCCGCGATTAAACATTCTACTTGTTTCGCAGACTTTCCCTCGGAGTTTGTATCACCTCCAAGGTTACGAGTTCCTTCTCTGGTATATTGATCTCTACGATATTCCACTCTTTTTTCTGTACCACCTCCAAACATTCCTCTCTTCTCTTTGTTAAGGTTAAGAGATCTTTCTGATTCTAAAACTTTGGGATCATCTGAACGATACTCAATCTCATATCCATCTTTGCCAGCTTTAATTTTGTAAGATGAATATGGTCCTCTTGGAATATTGATTGTGGGAACTGGTTGCACTTTTTCTTGAGGTCTCAAAACATAACCTAAAAGACCAATATGTGACAAAGCAAATAAACTTCCAGCAACAACAGCAACAGTTTTTAGTGGAAACCTAGAGGATTTATTAGGCTCTACGGTAGTATTAGAATTTTTTCTCTGTTCCTGCAGTTTTGCTTCTTTTGCTGCTTTCGCTTCTTCTAGGGTTGCCATTATTCTCTATGACGTAGAGCAATAATTATTTAGACAAAAAAAGACCCCCCTTGCGGGAGGTCTGTGGAAAACCTGAAGTGATGGATCACATGAGGTTGATAACTTGTACTCTTCTGTAGTACATGTTTGCATTTGCCGAGAGGGTTTCGCCATCGGGAGTGCCGTTGTACTGACCGTTGGTGGTGACGAATGGGTTCGATACCATGCCATAACGGGTCTTGAAGCCAATCTTGGGCTGGAAGGTGTTAGGATCGATCGAACGAACCATCTGGAGGGGTACGTATGGGCAGTAGAAGAGACCTGCGTCATAAGGCGAGGTGCCCTTGTAACCGATAACGTAGTAGTGCTTGTCAGAGAGGTTAGCAGCATAAGGATCAACGTAGACCTTGATGCGACCGTTGATAGTACCGACTGAAAGGTTACCAGTGTCATCAACCTGACCGATGGAAGGACCACCAGCACCGTTGAGGCCAGAGGTGTAGTCAAGTACACCAGCCATTGCAAGTGCGGAAGCAACGTCAGCTGAACAGATCAGGAAGTTGCCCTTTCCTCTACGAGTCTCTTGTGCGATTGCGTTAGCATCACGCTCGATTTGGAAGAGAAGACCTTTGAACTTCTCAACTGACCAACGACCGTTGGAGTCAACGTCGAGGTCAAATACGCCAGGGGTTGCTACGTTGTTTTGAGCACCTTTCTTCGCAACGGTGTAGACGGTACGAACGACTTCACGGTTGATTTCTGCGAGAACTTCGCTAGACAGGATGTTAGCAAGTTCTTGCTCTGCATCTAGACCGTGGATCGCCTTGAGGTCTTGTGCGAGTTCTAGGGTGTACTCTGCTTTGAGTGCTCTGGACTTCGCGGTTACCGAGGTCTTCTCGATGCTGAAGGACATTTCGCGGAACAGTCTGTTCGCTTCGCCCATGCGCTCTAGATCTTCGCGGGGCATTCCACGACCTACTTCATATGCGTTAGCAGCAGGTGCTGCATCGTTGAGCAGAGCAGGGTTGTTGCCTTCAGAATCGCCACCAACACCAGCACCAGTTCTAGGTGTGTAAGCGCCAGCGGTTGCATCGTAAGATGCAGAGAATCCAGTGTCAGGCTCGTTGAAGAGTGCCTCTTCGCCTTGTAGACCTTCGTAGCGTGAACGCATTGCGAAGATTAGTCCAGTAGGACCTGACATTGGTTGAACGCCACAAACGTCATATGCCATTAGGTTAGGCATTGCACGACGAACGAGGCTGATCAGAACGGGGTCGAAACCAGCAAGTCCAGTTGCGTTATCTGCGCTGTTGCCGAGAGGTGCGCCAGTACCCAAACTTGCTGAAGTATTGAGTGAGTTGACAGCAACTTCGTTTAGCATTCCACGCTCTTCGCGTAGGAATCTTTCTTGGTTTTCCAGGAGAACAGAGGTAACAGCCTTCTTATAACGGTCAGTAATTGGCGAAGCCATTTCGTGACCTAGAACAGGCGACCACTTTTCCTGGAGTCTTTCTGCGTTAAACATTTTTACTCCGAGTGTTTTTTGAAAAGGGATTTATATTATCAGGAATTCCAGCGGTTGATTGCGTTGAGGTAAGCCGCCATTGCTGGGGATACTGCCTCGCCTTCTACTGGAGTTTCATCGGTAACTTCTGCTTTTGGAGCAGAAC